ATGGAACTGTGGCTGACGGTGAACGGTAAACGCACCTGCGCCAGCGCACCGCTGGATCCGCTGACCCGCGCCGTGGTGATTTCCCTGTTCACCTGGCGGCGGGCGGAGCCTGATGACAATGCCGACGTCCCGATGGGATGGTGGGGGGATACCTGGCCTGCGGTACAGAATGACCGTTACGGCTCCCGGCTGTGGCTGCTTCAGCGCGGCAAACTGACCAATCAGCTGGTGCAGACGGTAAGGGGGTATATCCGCGAATGCCTGCAATGGATGATTGATGACGGTGTGGTGTCCCGTATTGATCTGGATATCCGCCGCACCGGGATTAATGAACTGGGTAACAGTATCACTCTCTGGCGTCGTGACGGACCGGTAATGATTTCTTTTGATGATCTGTGGAGTGCGATAACGCATGGCGGACAGTGAATTTCAGCGCCCGACGCTGGCAGAAAATATCAGTATGCTCCGTAACGATTTATTCGCCAGGCTGGACGTCAGCGACACGCTCCGGCGCATGGATGAAGACGTGCGGGCAAAGGTGTATGCGGCGGCGCTGCATACGGTTTACGGTTACATCGATTATCTGGCAATGAACATGCTGCCTGACCTGTGCGATGAGTCCTGGCTGGCGCGACATGCTGCGATGAAACGGTGTCCGCGCAAGGGGGCCACGGCTGCCAGCGGGTATATGCGCTGGGAAGGTGTCAGCGATGGCCTGAAGGTGACCGCCGGGAGTGTTATTCAGCGCGATGATCTGGTTCAGTACACGGCAACTGCCGATGCAACCAGCTCCGGTGGTGTCCTGCGCGTGCCGATCGCCTGCTCAAGTGCAGGAGCGGTCGGTAACGCTGACGACGGTACGGCATTAATCCTGGTCACGCCGGTGAATGGTCTGCCGTCTTCCGGCGTGGCAGACACTCTGACAGGTGGATTTGATACTGAAGAGCTGGAAACGTGGCGCGCCCGCGTCATTGAGCGGTATTACTGGACGCCTCAGGGCGGGGCTGACGGGGACTATGTTGTCTGGGCTAAAGAAGTGCCCGGCATTACCCGTGCATGGACATACCGCCACTGGATGGGAACGGGGACTGTCGGTGTGATGATTGCCAGCAGTGACCTGATTAATCCCATTCCGGAAGAATCAACGGAAACGGCGGCAAGACAACACATTGAGCCACTGGCCCCGGTGGCAGGCTCTGATTTGTATGTATTCAGGCCGGTGGCGCATAAAGTGGATTTTCATATCCGCGTGACGCCGGACACACCGGAAATACGGGCTGCCATCACCGCCGAGTTGCGTTCGTTCCTGCTGCGTGATGGTTATCCGCAGGGAGAACTGAAGGTGTCACGTATCAGTGAAGCGATTTCCGGTGCGAACGGGGAATACAGCCATCAGTTGCTTGCACCGGTGGACAATATCTCCATTGCGAAAAACGAACTGGCGGTACTGGGGACGATTTCATGGACGTGACAAACGATGATTACATCCGCCTGTTATCGGCACTGTTGCCGCCCGGTCCGGCGTGGTCAGCCAGCGATCCGGCGATTGCCGGTGCGGCACCGTCATTAACCCGTGTTCATCAGCGTGCGGATGCCCTGATGCGGGAGCTGGATCCGCGCACCACCACCGAACTGATAAATCGCTGGGAGCGTCTGTGCGGCCTGCCGGATGAATGTATTCCCGCAGGGACACAGACCCTTCGCCAGCGTCAGCAACGACTGGATGCGAAGGTTAACCTGGCGGGCGGCATCAATGAGGATTTTTACCTTGCACAGCTTGCTGCCCTGGGCAGACCAGACGCCACCATCACGCGATACGACAAAAGCACGTTCACCTGCTCATCGGCCTGTACTGACGCGGTGAATGCGCCGGAATGGCGGTATTACTGGCAGGTCAACATGCCAGCCGCCACCAACACCACCTGGATGACATGTGGCGATCCCTGTGATTCCGCACTGAGTATCTGGGGCGACACCGTTGTCGAGTGTGTGCTTAACAAACTCTGCCCGTCGCATACCTACGTAATTTTTAAATATCCGGAGTAATCCATGCATCGTATAGATACGAAAACCGCGCAGAAGGATAAGTTCGGCGCGGGTAAGAACGGTTTTACCCGTGGTAACCCCCAGACTGGTACGCCTGCCACCGATCTGGATGATGACTACTTTGACATGTTGCAGGAGGAGCTTTGCAGCGTTGTGGAGACCTCCGGTGCCAGCCTGGAGAAGGGGCGGCATGACCAGTTGCTTACCGCGCTTCGTGCTCTGCTGTTAAGCCGCAAGAATCCGTTTGGTGATATCAAATCGGATGGCACGGTGAAAACGGCTCTCGAAAACCTTGGTTTGGGAGAAGCGGCAAAACGGGATGTGGGGACAGGGGAAAATCAGATACCGGACATGGCCTCTTTTGCCAGTGGTGATGGATGGATGAAATTACCCAACGGGAAAATCCTGCAATATGGTCGTGGTGCGGTTACGCCGACATTATCGACGCAAACAATGAGAATTACATTCAGCATCCCTTTCCCCAAAAAAGCGGACTGCGCCATGCTTACTCATTCTGGTGATGGCGGTGCGCCTTTAGGCGCTGGGCGAGGGTTCGTGATGACTGCAGAAGGCCCAACGTTAACCGGCTTTAATTCTGCTTACAGAACGTCATCAACCAGCGACACGGTATCGATGAATTACAGTTGGTGGGCTGTTGGTGAGTAATTTTATTCAGGGTGATTTATATGAATGAATATGTTTATAGCGCAAGGCATAATGCTTTTTTCCCTGTGGATATGATTGATAAATATAAATCAGAGGGATGGGATTTATCAGACGCTAAGGAAGTAAATCAAAATATTATCAGTGAGTTTATGGCTGAACCGCCACAAGGAAAAATCCGTATTGCCGGAGAAGATGGGCTGCCTGCGTGGGCAGATATTCCTCCACCCACGCATGAAGAACTTATTGAAATTACTGAATCAGAAAGACAGCTACTAATTAACCAGGCCAACGAATACATGAACAGTAAACAATGGCCCGGTAAAGCCGCTATTGGTCGTCTGAAAGACGAGGAACTGGCGCAATATAATTTGTGGCTGGATTACCTGGACGCACTGGAGCTGGTTGATACCTCCAGTGTGCTAGATATTGAATGGCCTACGCCTCCGGCAGTTCAGGCCAGATGACATCCGGCGCTGTGCTGGTATCTGTTGCCGTCACCGCGTCAATGTAATCCAGCACAGTGTTAAGTCGGGTGGTCTCTGCCTGCATCAGCTTCCGCCCGGCCTGCAATTTAAGTTGAATCAGACTAATGGAGATATTCTGCTCCAGCGGCGAACGGCTAAGATGGGTGAGGGCGGTAAGCATCGCTTCACCTTCACCGCGTTGCAGGCTGGGAAGCTGGATCTGGCGAGCAGGATGCAACAACGACGTGGTGCGGCTATCGTAAAACGATAACCCAAGCCAGGTCGGTGCGAACAC